TTAAAAATTAATATAATTGGCAAAGCGTTCTCCGATGTCATCCTTTGCTTGCTTAGTTATGTGAGTATAAACGTTCATGGTCGTCTTCAAGTCGGAATGTCCTAACCGATGTTGGACTTGCTTCAAAGTCATACCAGCGTCAAAACAAAGGCTGGCATGTGTATGTCTGAATCCATGGATTTTAATTGGACGTAGGTCGCTACCTTCCACAATTTTGATAAGCCACTTTCTAGGAAGAGTGCTTGGAATTGGCTTTTTAAATTCATTTTCAAAAATGTATTTGGTGTTTGGATTTTGCTTTTTCCATTTTTTCAAAATACTTTTTGTTTTCTTGTCCAGACTGATTAGTCGATTACTGCTTACCGTTTTGGTATTGCCTATCTCTTCGCCTGCAAAACCTCTTGTAATGGCCTTATTTATGTCAAGAGTATTATCTGTCCAGTCATTCCACTCAAGAGCTAAAATCTCCCCTTTTCGTGCCCCTGTGAAGGCCAGAAGACGGAATAGAGTTATCTTCTCTAGATCCTTTGTTTTGGAGACAAGTTTTAAAAATTTTTTAAGTTCGTCTTTGCTATAGAAATCGCTCTTGTTATCTGATTTCTTTCTTGTTGATGTAATCACGCTGTCTACTGGATTGGTATCAATGTAACCATGTCTGATTGCATACTTAAAAACATTATTCATCAACCCCTTTAACTTACGGCCATAGACCAGTTTCTTCGACCACTCGTTAGCTTGTTCCTGCATTTGAAGTGGTGTTATCGTAGCTATCTTTCTATTGCCGAAAGCTGGATAGATGTGATTCTTGAAATTCCTAGATGTCTTGATGTATGTGCTTTCTTGCACTGTCTCAGAATAATCTTTGAGCCATTTTTTTGCGATTTCCTCAACCGTGATTTCTTTCCTGCTTTGTTCTCCACTTTCTATATCTTCCTGAAGTTGAAGTAGTGCTGCTCTTGCTTTAGCTTTAGTCGCAAATCCTCTTCGTTTAATATACTTGTCTTTTCCGTTTTCTTTTCCGACGTAAATTCTAAAACCAAAAGCCGTCTCTCCGTTTTTCTTTTTATAAGACTTTATTTCCATTGATTTTTACCTCATTTCTTGATAAAATGGGTACAAGAAAACGACCTTTTGAATGGTTGTTTCCTTATAGACGATATCCTCACACTCAAAATTTGGCGATGGCGAGTGTGGGGATTTTTTTATTTTGAATTATTCCAATCCGATGCCGACTTTAGCAGTCAATAAATAAGCACCATTTTCTTGTTTGCTAAATGTCAAAGTAATGCTTCGGAGTTTTGTCCCTGCTGAAGAATATGAAATTGTTCTGCTTTCATGATCATTAACAGTAGTAGTGTTTATGCTATTTGGTTCTCCATGAACGCTAACAATATCATCGTAGTTAGTTCCACCAGCTCCATAATTCGTGATGTCACCCATCTGAAGAGCGTCAAACTGTTCTTTTGTCCAGTTAAATTTAGCATCCTCTTCTTTTTGTGATGATTCGATAGAAGAACTTACTGAGCTGACAGTTTCTTCAACGTTTTTAGCAGCGTTATTCAAAGCACGGGCATACATCAATTGCGTAGCGATAACAATAACCATTGATACGACTGCTAAGACTGTACCAATGATAGCCAACATTTTTGGTCTTTTTCTGTTAATAGCTAGACCTATCAAGCCCAATATAAGCGCTAAGATAGCAATAACAAAAGATAGATTGTTAATAATAGGCATCCAAGACCCAAATAGAGCAATCGCTCCAAAAATAATAGCCAAAATACCTAAAACTTTGCGTTCTTCATTCATAATGAAACCTCTCTCAGCTTTTAATGTGGATCAGTTATTGCACATTTTTTATTTCTGTTTTTTACATACCAACTATTTCCAAAATGGAAAGAGTTGGTTTATTTATTTTCTCGGTTCCTTGCGGTGCCAATTATTTGGAAATCCTAATGTAGCATTTATAATGTTTATATCAACGGATTTTAGTTTGTTTTCAAGTTTTCTAACTTTTTTTCTGAGAGTATTCCACAAACGATTGAACTCTTCTCCGCTGATGAAGCACTGTAAGCTGACAACTGTTGAGTAGACTGATTTTCTGGAATCGTCGTCTTGTAAGTTGAAGTCATCATGGATAGGGGAAAAGTAGACACTATTTGCAGTACAATTATAATTTAGCAGTCTGTTATTGTGAGCACATACGTTTCTTGTTTGGTTGATATTTTTTAAAAAAGAAATCATAGTTTCTGGGGGGAACACACCAGTGAAATCGGGATTATTTGTTTTTAAAAAACTAACTAAATCCTTTGCAATTTTATTTTGTAGACTCGTTGGCAAATTTTTGATAATGTTTCGTGTATCACCAAATTCCAAGTAGTCAGTTAAAACCCATATCGGGACATCTTTGTGGTTAGTGTAGTAGTGGTTGATTGAAGTTCCACGCTTATTTTTATTATAGTTCACAATTTTAGAGAGTCTAGATATGATATAGCCTACATCAAGGATTTTATCGTTGTCGTAATTTTTAGTATCGAGATAAGCATATTGTTGATTTTGATAAGCCTCTGCAAATCTATGAGCTGTAATAGATTTTATATGATGTTCTGCTTCAAGTATAGATTGCAAGATAGCTCTCTTAATATCCTTATCGAAAGTATAGAGAGAAGCCACTTCATCAAAAGTGACGCCCTCTATATAATTATCACTATCTGTTATCTGAAAGAATTTACTGTATCCGTTAATGATATTGTAGTAGTTGTTACTCAATAAATATTTTAATGTACGCTCTCTATTGGTGATAGAAAGATTTCTATCTTTGAGCACATCAAGTTGTTCTTCTAAATCTTTAAATGGTTTCAAAAAAAGCCTCCTCCAAGTAAATGGAGAAGACTTCTTCCGCATCAGACCCCGTAGAGTTATTGACACTTTTTTCTTAAATTATCTCCATTTTACTGTATTATTTAAATTTTGTCAAGGTATTTTTGTTAAATTTATTTTTATTCCCCTCTATACACCCCGACAACTGCAAAAATCTTGATGTGTGTGTCTTCGGCTGGTGGGAAGTCTAGGATGATATCTTCATACTTGTCATTGAGCGATACTAGGCGTAAGCGTCCGTTTTCGGTATATATCTTCTTGAAGTAAGAACGGTCTCCGTATGCGATAACTGCCAAATCTCCGTTGTAGGTAGTCAGTCCTTTGTCTACTAAATAGAGAATGTCTCCGTCTTGGTAGTCAGGTTGCATGGAGTCTCCGCTTACCTTGGTAGCAATATCGTGGCGTGGTGGTTGCTCGTCAACCTCTATAGTCTCTCTGTCTGTATCGTCGTAACCAAATCCATAGTTGAATCCGCTAGCTGCAGCCGTCTCAGATACAACTTCAACTTGGTACAAGTCGATAACTTTCTCTGATACTTCATTTATCTTCGCTTTTCTTCGTTTCTCTTGTTCGTCACGTAATTTTTCAGCGTATGTGATAACTTTTCTTTGTCCAGGTGGTTCTAGTTGGTCGTAGATGGATTGGATTTGGGAAGTAGTAGGGGTAATTTCAATAGATGAAGGTTTGGCTAGGTCAAATAGATATTGAGGAGAAACTTCTAAAGCCTGAGCATATATTCTAATATCCTTTTCATCTAACTGTCTATTTCCGTTTTCATGGTTAGAAATTGTATTTTGTTTAAAACCTGTCAGCTCGGCAAGTTTTTTTTGAGTTAATTTCTTGGATTTTCTTACTTCTTTAATTGAGTTACCTAGTATATTCATATTAAACAACTCCTTTCATTTCTTATTATATACTAACGTGACAAAAAAATAAATAAAAAAATCTCAAAAAGTGATAAAAAATTATTGACAAACATCTCAAAGCGAGATATAATTAAATCAAGCTTAAGGAAAAGGAGGTAAGGCAAATGATGGAACACATCATAAAAAGCCTAGCAAACAAGGACACTGCAACCGTCATCTTGGTACTAGGCTTAGTTAGAGAAGCACGTTTGTGGCACAAACAAATCTTAGAACACAAACGTAAGCTTCAAAACAAAAAGTAGAGAAAGGGGCAGAAGCCCCAACCTCTACTTGATAGTGTACCATCATTTGCCGTGAAAAGCAATGAGTGAAGAAACTGGATTGATAATCCTAGCAGGATTTATGATTGTATCTTTCACTATTCGTAAGATAGTGGAATACCGATGTGATAAAAAAGATAAGGAGTAGGGAAATGCCGAAACAAAAAGAAAAATACCACGATAGACGTGGTAGACCTGATGGGTTGACGGTTGAAAAAGTTATCCACCTTTCAATTTTGAGAGGAGAAGGAACTGAAGCGGATAGTATTCGAGTTGTCGAGCAGTATTACAATATGGACGGCATTCTAATATTTGAATTAGATCCTTGTTCTCCACATTATCAAGAATTTTTAGGTTTGCGTTGATCTTGTTTATCTTTGTCCAAATCTAAAATATCTTGTAGTAATTGCTCGTTGTCATGACGCTCGATATACCATTTTTGCATAAGTAATTCTATAAACTTCAGCAGCTTGTGAGCCTCATTCGGTTCGATATCCACTATAAGATTTATATCTTTTTCTGGATGGGCGCCAATATTCCCAAGTTTTCGTAGAGCATCGAGTACATTTTTAGTGCTAGGGTCAACAGACTCTTTTAAAGCGTCTATCTCATCTACTAATCTTGCTTTAGAAATTCCCCAAAAATCTCTAATCATTCCTTGTAGACAACGTCTAGAGAGGGTAGCAGAAGCTTTGGGGCTGAGATTTAAGATAGCGTGAGCTTCTTCATAATCACTTCTGATAGCCTGAGGGATGTAGTCTGGATAGACTTTTGCAAGTGAAATAGGGTTGAAGTGCATAATACGATTTGGAAATTGACTACCAACGCCCACGATATCAATCGAAACTTTATGACAGTTTGGACACTTCATTGATTGTATTTTTATTTTATCACTCATATTTTCGTCACTTATAAAATGTGAACGACGAATCAAAAAGTGGTGTTCGTCTTCTCGGAATGTATCGTAGTGGTTTGGGACAGAATAACCGCAAAATAAGCAGAATAGTTTACTAGAATCCATAAGATTTCTCCAATCATTTTATTTTGATTATACCACATTTGAAAGGTAGTTAGAATTGGAAGATAAAATCATCGAACTTGCTGATTACTTCATCAGCGAGAACACAACGTACAGAGAAGCAAAAATAGCGTGTGAGAAGCTATTGAAACAAGTCAGCCATGAGATAGAACTCAGGGCGATGGAAAGTAAAACGAGGGGGTGAGTGCGTGCAGGAACTTACAAAAAAACAAAAGTTAAAAAAGCAAGGATTGAAGCCGAAAATAAAGCTTAGAAAAGAGAGAAAGAAGCATGAACTTACGACAGTTTTTATGGCAGATTTAATTGGTTTGAAAAATCGCAGACAATATGAATTAAAAGAAAATGGCAAAGCTCCATTCCATGATTATGAGATATCTATTATTTCTAATTATTTTCACAAATCAGAGAGTGAATTATTTTTTTAAAATAAAATATCTCAATTTGAGATTAAATAGAAAGGAATTAGAGAGTGAATGAAATAGCTTTATCAAACAATCTCAATCAGATTGAACTAGAAATCAATCATCACAAACAAATTGCAGGGCAGTCAATCTGGGAAATCGGCAGACGACTCAATCACGTTAAGGAACATGATTTGACTCATGGGCAGTTTATGGCGTGGTTGAAGAAAGTTGATTTGAGTTGGTCGGAAGCAAATCGCATGATGAAGGTTGCTAAAGAATTACCAAATTACCCAACGTTGAGTAATTTAGGTAGTACAGCCCTTTATCTCATCGCAACCCTTCCAGCAGAGGAGAAGCAAGCTCAACTAAACAGGATTGAGCAAGGAGATAACCCAACAGTCAGAGAGTTGCAAGATTTGAAATTAAAATTTTCCGCAGCGAAAAGAAAAATAATGGAACTGCAAAATGGGCAAGAACCGACTAAGGAAATCGTGAAAGAAGTCCCTGTCATGCCAGCGGACTATCAGGAAGCCCTCCAGAATCGTCAAAAACTAGAAGAGCGTGCCGAGTCAGCAGAGGAAAGGAATGCCTTTCTTGAAGCGCAATTAAAAGACCTGTACGCTCAACGTGCAGAAGTGGATGAAAAATCGAACAAGTACGACGAATTGACAAAAGCCATCCAGCAATCCCAAGGGCAGTTGGACGACTACCAGAAAAGAATCGCTTCCTACAAGAATATCCTTAGCCTTATCCAGAAAGGGAATGATTTTCTTGCCAATATGGGCGGTCTCATCTACGCAGATGAAGAAAAAGTTCTACATACGGACGGTGTTGCTGGTCAGGAGTTCGATAGTTTCGTCAATCGAGGCATCCGATTCTTTACGGATTTACAAGCAATCAGAAATAAAGACAATCAAATCTTGGAAGGAGAAATTTTATGACGCATGAAGTAGTTACAATTCAACCGAACGAACTGACTCAAGAAGATATCTTGATTCAGGTTCTACAAACTCAAAAAGAACTGAAGCAAAATCAGGAAGTGTTGGCAGGAGATGTTGATTATCTTAAAAATGAGCAACCAGTCAACCCATCAATTTGTTTAGAACTTGAAAATTTAAGAAAAGTGAAAGTCATCAAGGCTCTTGGTGGTAAGGATAGCCAAGCTTATAAAGACCGTTCTTTTGCTGGCAAGGTATTTCGTCAGGCTGCTAAAGACTTTAAAGAGTTCTTTAGGATTCCACGGTATGACCTACTGAAGAAAAAAGACGAAGAGAAGGCTTTTACTTATTGGGACTCATGGGAGCCATCACATAATACCAAGATGGAAATTAAGGAACTGAATAAAGTTAAACCAGCGTAGGTGCAGGGATGGAAGATAGAGTCATTATAGCAGAAAAGGAGATTAGAAATAGAAAGGAGAGCGTATGACAAATTTTAAAAACTTGAATGTTCAACTAATCTTTCAGAAATGCAACGGATGATTATACGGCAGTCAAAAATGATTTTTTGAGAGATCCAAAACTTGAACCTGCCACAATTGGGATATTGATGGTTATTCTCAGCAATAAAGAGAATTGGCTTGTCTATCCAGAGGAAATAGCCAGACGGTTGAATATTAGCCGTGAAATGGTTTTAAGGCATTTCAAAAAGATTGAAAAAGCTGGATATTTACGGACTGTCAAAAAAAGCCTTGGCAGAGGGAGAGGAGTTCAGACTTTCAGATTCTTCTCAGATACAAAAATAACTGATTTTCAATTTGAAATTATGTTGCAACGTCTTGATGATGCGATTGCTATGAAGAAGTCTGAGTTATCCACAATTACTTAATACAAAGTTGCATTTTACAACATTGTATTTTACAACGTTGCATTTTACAACATTGTATTTTACAACGTTGTAAAATAAGGCACTAATAAATATTAACTAACAACAAGTATTAAATAACAATAAATATTAAAAGACAACAAGTCCTACTTCTCTAAATAAATAAAAGAGAGGGTAGAAAAAATAAATACAAAGGAGAAAGAAATGAGACCAATAGGATATCGGCTTAATGTTGAAGTTTCGGGTATTGAAGAACTAAATGAAGCCTGTAAAGAAGTATCAAAAAAAGCCGAAGAATTGCAAGAAGCAATCGATCGACTTAGTATTATTGAAATTGAATTAAAAGCCAAGCCTGTCAAGGATTAGACTTTCTGTAGCAGTAGACAACATTTCTTCCCAAGTAGAGAACTTGGTTTGTTCAGAAACGAATGTATCTAGGATTGTTTCATCAGCTTTTTCAAGTTCTTCGTTACTAGAAATTTTTTCTGGGCTAGACAGCAGAAATTCTTCTATGGTTGAGAAGTTTGTATTTTCTAACATGAATTTATTAGGAAATATTTCATCAAAAGAATATTCATGTGTTCCTGCAAGGGCTTGAGCATTCTTTGAAATTTGCTTGAGTTCTTTAGCTAACTCATCTAATCCGTTCATTTTAAAAGACATATAGTTTTTCTCCTTTCTATTGGAATTTTGACTAAAACGTGAGAGGTCTTAGTCAAGAATGATTATAACATAGATAGCAGAAAAACACAACATATTGTAATTAAATATATTTGTTTAACAACATATAGTGTTTTTTGGAGGTGTAACATGTGGGAACAATTAAACAGAATTATGCAGGAAAGAAATTTGAACGGACATCAATTATCTAAGATGGCTGGGGTTAATCGAAGTTTCTTTTCTGACCTGAAAAGCGGAAAAGTCAAATACCTTTCTTGGCCTAATATATGCAAAATTGCTGACGCATTAGAAATCAGTATTGACGAATTAAGATAAAACAAAAAGCACCTGACGGCGATCAGGCGCTAATCAAAAATTACTAATTGAATTATAACACGAAAGAGAGGAAATTGCCAATGGCTTTGGAATTGTTTGGAGAAGATTTCAAAAATGAACTGCTTGCAGAACTTGTCCAGTTGAATGTGAAAGCTATGACTGAAGCTAAAATGCGAGTGGCAAGAGGTACAAACTGGGCTTCCATCAAAGATGTTCAGGAAAAGACGGGCTGGGGTCGCAAGAAAATCGAAGATTTCAGAGACGCAGGGAAATTCCGCTATCAGCAAAATGCTAAAGGCGGTAAGTATTTATATGACTTGAACGATGTACTTCGATTTCAGAGTCAGTTAGCAAAATAAAGGAGAGAGAAAAATGTTTGAACCACCATTAATTAATCAGCTTTTAGGAACAGGTGCAGTGGTTTTGGGATTCATTGGAGCTGGGATTTTAGCACGACAAATGGAACTGCATGAACTTGAGAAACAACGCAAGTTGGAAGAACGTGATACGAAGATTATACAAGCGTTTAACGAAGCGGTTGAAATCGGTCGTGAGCTTGAACGTGAGGAGATCCGTCAAAACATCCGCAGAGAGTTTCAAGGATTTACGTTTGACAATGAAAGACCTGAAGGTTTGAAGCCAGAGCCGTTAGCTTTGCCAGAACCTAAGAAAGTGATTATGAAAGTGCTACGCTGAGGATCAGATAATGACTAGAATTGAACTTGAAAACCGTGTATGGCTTTTGGCCAATCATGAAGAAAAAAACGAATTGCTGGATCTTGGGCTAACATCCAAGGCTAGATATGTGAAACGAGTGCTTGAACTAGGGAAGGTGTATGCGCATGTTTGATTACGACAGAGATATAATGCAACCGCCTGAAGAACGAGAAGAACTTGACCCGAGCGAATATGTGGATATCGGATGCGGTCGACGTCGATACGTGGGTGATGAAATATGATTCAGGAGCTACACGAAGAAATCGACAACTGGCGAGCTGATTATATGCATCTCGGCCGAGAGATGGGGCAGATTATCAATGAACAACAAGATATAATCTTGAAACTACAAAACGAAAACAGACGTATAAAACGTGAAAATTGGAATTTGAAGAAGACGAAAGGTAGAAGAAAATGACAAATATACCTTCAAACAAAGGGAAAAGTTATATCAGAATTGAAATGTCTCCGAAACAAAAAGAATTGATTGGAGTTTTAGCTGAACTCGAAGGCTCTACGTCGCAAGACTTGCTGAACAGAGTAATCGAGCGATTTATTGATAGCAATTTAGGGCTTATTGATGATTATAGAAACGGTTTGGACGACCTGAAGCAAAATGCTAGACGCAGATTGACAATGAAGAGTTAAGGAGAAAATAAAATGACTAATAATCAATTAGTAACACAGAGAAAACATGACATTACTACTGACCCAAGTTTACTAACTGGGGCAGACATCAAAAAGTATTTTGACCCACAAAACTTACTGACTGAAAAGCAAGTAGGTCAGGCGCTAGCCTTGTGTAAAGGTCGTAATCTTAACCCATTTGCTAATGAGGTGTACATTGTGGCCTACCAAAACAACAGCGGAACAGAGTTCAGCTTGATTGTTTCTAAAGAGGCATTCATGAAACGAGCTGAACGTTGTGAGGGATATGATGGTTTTGAGGCTGGAATTACTGTCATGAGAAATAGCGAGATGGTAGAGATTGAGGGGTCTCTTAAATTGCCTGATGACATTCTAATAGGTGGTTGGGCTGTTGTCTATCGTAAAGACCGTTCACACAGATATAAGGTCACAGTTGACTTTAATGAGTATGTCAAAACAGACAGAAATGGCAATCCACGGAGCACTTGGAAATCAATGCCAGCCACTATGATCAGAAAAACAGCTCTAGTACAGACTCTTAGAGAGGCCTTTCCTGACGAACTCGGAAACATGTATACAGACATCGATGGTGGAGATACATTCGACACAATCAAAGATGTCACACCACCTCAAGAAAACCGTGAGGATGTAGTAGCACGCAAGATGGCTCAGATTGAGCAATTCAATAAAGAACAAGAGGCGAATCACCCAGTTCCTGAACCTACTCAAGTTGAGGAGCCAGTCCAAGGCGAACTCTTAGAAGAAATGGAGTACTAACATGCAAGAATTACAAGTAAGTGTCACTCAGGCAGAGGTTGAGATTTTAGACCGTGAATTGTTTGAACAAAATATTAAAGAAGTGGTAACGAAGTACCAAAATTATACAGTTACTGCTTCGACAATCAAGGACGACAAGCAGGTATTAGCTGATCTCAGAAAACTATTCAAGCAGATATCTGATGAGCGTATCAAAATCAAAAAGGTTTTGTCAAAAACTGCTGACGATTTCAACGAATACATCACAGAGCAGGTTGAACCTTTGGACGGTGTTATCAAAAAGATTGCGAAAGACGTTAAAGAGTTTGAAGACCACCAGAAAGCACTCAGACTGGATACTGTTAAGGGTTACATTACAAATAAGGCGTCAGAATACATGCTTGATCCTCGTCTATTTGACGAGAAAGCTCTTGAGTACATCAAGGCAGGCGATTTCATGGCTGACGGTGTGACACTCAAGAAAGTTACGATGAAGTCGCTTGATGACATGATTACATTTGAGTATCAGAAGCAAGAAGAGTACAAGAAAACCATCTCAGCAATCTCAGGACAATGTGCCGAGTACGGAATGACAGACCAGCCATATATTCGTATGTTGAAAGACATGACTTTGGTTGAAGTGTTGGAACAAATCAAGGCAGATTACGCTTTTGAAAAGCAAAAGGAAGAATTGAGATTGGCTCAAGAGCGAGCTGAACGAGAACGTGAGGAAGTTTTAGCTCAGCAACAAAATGAACATCCAGAGTTTAGAACAATCCTTGGCTGTCATATTGACGAGGAAACGCAAGAATTTGACCCAGAGACGGGCGAAATCTTAGACGGTGGGCAATTATCCCGAAACCAACAAGAAGCCGTCAGAGGGGATGAAAATGGCTTAAAACGATATACCCAAAAAATGACCTTGGAAGTGTATTTCGCTGACACGGAAGAAAAAGACTATTTCAAGAATAGCCTTGCGGATTTGGGATTTGAATACAAGAAAAACTACACTGTTCAAGGTTATCAACGAATTGAACCGTTGACGCAGGTAGAACTTGAAATGAAATTGTAGAAGTCCGGGATGTTGTCCAGGAAAAGTGAGGAAAGAATGAAAATCTATATTGAACAAGATGACGTAAAATTGAGTTTTGAGAGAGCGCAGGAACTTGACTATCAAACCTTATTCAAAGCCTATCAAATGGTTACAGGGTCTGATGAAATCCTTGAGGATTTGAGTCGGAAAGATTCCGGGGATACAAAGACCGTTTTAAAAAATGATGCTGAAAAAATAGCTGAAATCGATCATATCAATATCAAAGAAGTCACAGACGGGTTTTCAGCAAAATTTAGCGGAAGTCCAGCGGTTTCGCAGAAACCAAGCGAGAAGGTAGATGTTGATTTACAATGCCCATTTTGCGGATGTGCGAAGCGGTGGAAAGTCCCGTCTTACTTTAAATTCATGAATTGTCCTGACTGTCAAGGTTCAGTTTTCTTGTCTTGGGCGACAGGAGTTAAAGGGGAATTGGATGAAAATCGGAATATTGGCCTTGCAAGGTGCCTTTGCAGAACATGCAAAAGTGCTAGATCGATTAGGTGTCGAGAGTGTTGAAATCAGAAATCTAGATGATTTTCAGAAACATCAGAGTGACTTGTCGGGTTTGATATTACCTGGAGGTGAGTCTACAACCATGGGCAAGCTCTTACGAGACCAGGATATGTTGCTTCCTATCCGAGAAGCCATTCTATCTGGTTTACCAGCCTTTGGAACCTGTGCAGGCTTAATTTTACTGGCTAAGGAAATTACTTCTCAGGATGAGAGTCATCTAGGAACTATGGATATGGTGGTCGAGCGAAATGCCTATGGACGCCAATTAGGAAGTTTCTACACGGAAGCAGAATGTAAGGGAGTCGGTCAGATTCCAATGACTTTTATCCGTGGTCCAATTATTAGCAGTGTTGGAGAGGATGTAGAAATTCTAGCAAGAGTTGACAATCAAATCGTTGCTGCTCAAGAAAAAAATATGCTGGTAACTTCTTTTCATCCTGAATTGACTGATGATGTGCGCTTGCACCAGTACTTTATCAATGTGTGTAAAGAAAAAAGTTGA